CTATAATGTTTCTTATTTGGAAACAGTAAGACCTACCCGACCCAGAGGGAAGTAGGTTTTCTACTATTCTAATCTCCTGTAGTAGGAGGATCTTGCTATTCTATTAAGCGGCAATACGCTTGGGGTGCTCTAATTTGCGGTGGGAACAGTTCCATATCCTTGCAATGTGGGAACATTGAGGAAAAAATGAAGACCAAAATCTGTACCTATACTAGTATAAGTCCAAATTTTAAGTCCTTTATTATCTGGACCTGATACACCGTCAGAAGTAACTTCTAAAACAAATTCATCAAACTTAGAATCATCTAAAGTCTGTGGACCTGTAGCATTAGCTAGAGCTGTACTTTGAAAGCGAAAACGACCATAATTTGGACACAACACGGAAAGACCCGCATTGGTCCACTGGTTCGTTAGAGCTTGACCAGCCGCACCGGAATCACAATTTATATTGAAAAACCGAGCATTTGCTGATACAGTACCTTTAGTAGTAGCTACTTGCGTTTCTGACGCGTTCGCTCCTGATTGATTACTACGATAAACTCGCATATGACTAGTTTCAGCCTTGTTTGAAGCATTGAAAGTCCACATCGTGGACCCTCGATAACCTACAAACGCTGGCATAATCCAATTCAAAGGTGTCTTATTGACAAAATTAAAAGGGAAATTTGAAGCTGGCACAACTAAACCTTTGGCAGAATGTATACCATTGGGATCATAACCATAATCTGGCGGAACTTTTAAGAATCGTTTCGTCATAACTACGTAATCATTAGTAGTGTCAGTTGTAAAAGTCGTAACGCCCACAAGTGATGTTCGTCTCATCAATTGGCGGAGTGATTTAACACTCTCACCAAAATTGACAAGAAATCTATCAGCATGTGGGTTCCGTACAGCAGTTCCCAACAATTCACTCTTTGCAGTATCTGTCTCAGTATAAGTATCTGATTGGACCTGGAAAGTTGAAAGTTGGGGAACAGTGCGCGGATTGGCTAATTCGTAATTCTCAGCAGCAGCAACAGAAACCAAAATGGAAACTGAAGTTGAAGCTAAAGGGGCTGTAAGAGTTGTCAAAACTCGTACTGTAATAGTTCCATTGTCATTCGCCGGATTATAGGCAAAGACAGGAGTTGCGCTTGTTGACCAAGGAATTCCACCAGATGAAAAGTCATTTCTCATAACCAAAAAAGCCGTAGCTTGTTGGTAAGGAACTCTAAACTCCACATCAGTGTTATCTCCTAAATCTATAATAGAAGTAAAGACTACATTAGATGAATTTGCATCACCTATAATATTCTCACTCCCATATCCAGATGGATCAAAAGAAATACGCAACCGTCCTTTATGGAACGGAGAACAAATAACTCGAAAACGAAAAATAATATCACCTCTCCAATGCTCAAACAAAGAACTCACCCACGCAAGTGGGGTCATATATAACTTTGGATAAAGGGCATTGTCATTATCAAATTGTAGGGGATTTACTATACTAGAAAATAATATTTTATCAGAAGCATCGGCCGAAGCCCACGTAGCAGTAGCTAAGTAGGATTCCCGTGATGTCAAATGAGTAATTACCATTTCATCAGTAGAGTCAAGCCCTAAAATTGAAGGATCAACTGAAAGTTCATTTTTGGGGTCAAGTGTTAATTTCTCAATAGGATAACCTATTTCTGAAACAGACATTTTTGGAAAGGGTTCAGGTCTAAAAGGATGTGTGTCCTCTATGACCGGTACGTTGGTAAAGCCAAATAAACTGGCTATTGAAGATACTGCAGAAGCACCTATACGCGTCGCAGTTGCGAAGCGTCCTATGATAGGTATATCTTCAAACCACGAAGCAGCATTAGCAATGGCAGAAGCCGGCGCTGATACTACACCCTCACCATATTCATCAGATTGAACTTGCCACGATTGGGTTGAGAGGCCCACAGAAGGTCCAGAGAGTTTTACATCCTCAGCATAAGCATATACTGAAATTGTAACTCCTGTTCCTGCTGCTCCATTAGCACTTTGTAACAAGGTATAGTTGATAAACTTCAACTGTCCCATATTAGTAAAGTCCAATGCAGATTGTGCATTAATCCAATTCTTGTTATTGAAATAAGGAAGAGCCATTTCACCACCTTCATTACCCTGAGGGTAAATCCATAAATGCGGCCGTTGTGAGTACGGGATAAAATATCGCGTACCCGTATCGGGTACAATGGTAGAAGGCGTTAAGGCTGGTAGGG